TCAATGTACAGGTCAAAAGGTTCTGTACGAGGTCACGAAATATTTTTTAGAATATTGTTTGGTGAAAATTCAGAAACAATTTATCCTAGAGAACAAATGTTAAAGGCCTCTGATGGTCAATTTGATTCATTAAAAGTATTAAGAGTTATTGCTTCAAGTGGAGACCCTTTAACTTTAGTTGGACGCTCTGTTACAGGTCAATCTTCTAACGCAACAGCGATTATTGAAAATGTATCTACTTTTCAAATAGGTGACCAATCTGTTAGTGAATTAATTTTAAATGAAAATTCTATTAATGGCACATTTACAGTAGGTGAAGAGGTAAGAGGCACAAGTTCAGATACAGATGATTATTTTGTAAAAGCAAATGTAACAGGTATTCCTGGAAATAAAAATATTACAAATGATGGTTCTTTAAACTCAACAGCTGACACAATATCAATTACAGGTGGTGGAACAGGTGCATTATTTCAAGTTCAAGAAATAGGTCCTGGTAAAATTACAGAAATAATTATTGACAACGCAGGTACAGGTTATCAAATAGGTGATAGTTTAACATTTACAAATACAGACACAGGTGGAAATAACGCTGCTGGTTTTGTTAAAATAGTAAATGGTGGATTTGCAGGTGAAGATAATACAACAGGCATGTCAACAGGTGATAGATTAGTTTTAGAAGATGAAACAACCATAGGTGGTCAATATGAGGGTAAAGTCATAGTACAAGAAGAGGCTACAGATTTAGGTCAAATTACAGATTTCTTTTTAACAAATGGTGGTGGACAATATACATCTTTACCAACAGTTGTTGTTAATTCATCAACAGGCTCAAGTGCTACAGTTAAAGCATATGGTGATGATATAGGTAAAATTGTTAAAGTAAAAACAGTAGAATTAGGTAGAGGACATGAAAACTCTCCTACACCTCCGTCATTAGGATTTTTTAACAATGTTATTGTAACAAGTATATCAGGAACATTTATTGCTGATGATACTGTAACTAGTTCATCTGGTGGTTCAGGTACTATTGTTAGTTTAAATTCAAATACAGGTTTATTAAAAATAAAAAGTGTAACAGGTACATTTGCTGTTGATGATACATTAACATCATCTACTTCAGGCACATGTACTCTTAAAAAAAAGGATGTTGCAACAGCAACTGTTGATGTAGTATCGGTTGCCGATACAGACGGTGTTTTTATAAGTGAAAGAGGTAAATTATCTGAAACAACAATGAGGGTACAAGATAGTTTATACTATCAAGACTATTCATATGTTTTAAAAGTAGGTCGTTCTATTGCAGGTTGGCGGGACGCATTTAAAAAGACAATGCATACAGCTGGTTTTTATTTTACAGGTCAAGTAGATATTGAATCAAGAGTTACAGTTACAGCTGCAGGTCCTGTAAACTTAGCAACATCAGGCGGAACAGAAACACCATTTGCTACAATAGCAAATACTTTATTTTTGACTGTATTTGGTAGAAGATTAGGAACAACAAGTGATGGTACATCATTAAGAGCAAATGCTAAAACAAAAGGTTCTGTTGATGTAAGTAATGCTTATGTTGACCCTTTTACAGCAAATACGAGAGATGTAACATTAACAAGAGAAAATATAGAAATTGATTATTTAAGTAGAAGAAGAAATAACCTTGTTGATAGTGGTGGTACAACCCATGATGTAAGAAGTGGGTACGCATATGCTGGACCTAGAGGAGCCAGTTTAAATAGATTTATTAATACAGTTTATGGTACTTCATCAAGTAATTCTTTTGCAACAACTTTTGAAAGATTAAATGAATTAAAGGTAATAGGTACAAAAACAAGTTTAGATGGTCAGGCATTACCGTTATTCATGTTTAGTATAGACCAAGCAAAACAAATCAAGTTAAATTATGCATTTCCAAGTCAGTTAGCTGTAAGTGCTGATTTATTCAGTAACACATTAACTAAATTTGATAGTGGTCTTTTAACTTTTGACGATAGTATCGCTTAGGAAAGTTTATAAATAGTATTAAGGATTTAAAAAAATGGCAAAACTAGCAATTAATAGAGGTTCAACAGCAAATGACGGAACAGGTGATAATCTCCGTGTAGGTGCTAATAAAATCAATCTAAACTTTGATGAAATCTATTCAGCTATCGGTGACGGTAGTTCATTATCAGCAAGTATTAAAGTTAAAGATGATTCTTCTACAGTTTCAACAATTGCTGCTAATGGTGCTATATTAGGAATTTTAGGTGGTTCTGGTATTTCTTCAACTGTATCTGGTTCAAATGTAACTTTAGCAGTTGACGGTACAATTTCAACTGCTTCAGGCACTCAAACATTAACTAATAAAACAATTAATGGTCCCGACAATACACTTACTAATATTGCAAATGGTTCATTAGCAAATAGTTCAATAACGGTTTCAGACGGAAGTAACACATCACCTGTAAATTTAGGTGGTACTTTAACTTTTGCAGGTACAGCTAATGAGATTGATGTAGCCGAAAATGCAGGCACAATTACTTATGGTTTACCAAATAATGTTACCATTGCAGGTAACTTGACCGTTAATGGTACTACAACTACCGTAAACTCAACAACAATTGAAGTTACAAACTCATTTACATTTGAAGGTACAACTTCAGATGATTTTGAAACAACATTAACAGTTGTTGACCCTACGGCAGATAGAACAGTTAGTATACCAAATGCTACAGGTACTATAGTATTAAAAGACACTACAGACACACTAACAAATAAAACAATTAGTGGTTCAAGTAACACACTTACAAATATTCCAGCTGCTAATGTAACTGGAGTTTTTGATAACACATCTTCAGGTCATAAATTAAAATTTAATTTTGCAACTACCGGCGACTTACCTAGTTCTTCAACTTATGAGGGTATGTTTGCATATGATTATGGTGGTAATAATGCTTATGTTGCTGACGCAGCTGGTTGGGTAAAACTAATTTCTGAAAACAACACAATATCAGATTTATCAAATGTTGGTTCAATTTCAGGTATTGCAGATGAAGAAATTTTAGTTTTTAGAAGTTCAACAGGTAGATTTGACCCTAAACCACAAAAAATTAATGCAGCTGTTGAGATTGATGTTACTCACAATGGTTCAGGTAACTATCTTTTCAATAGTCATTACTCTGGCGCTAACCCTACATTATATCTTGAAGGTGGTAAAACATATGCTTTAAATTTAGCAGTTACAGGTCACCCTTTTCATTTACAAACAGTTTCAGGTGCTTACAGTTCAGGTAATGCATATTCAACAGGTTTAACTCATCATGCAGCTGACGGTACAGTAACAACAGGTTCAAGTGCGTTACTACAACAAACAGGTACTTTGTACATAGATGTACCATCTGGTTCTGATACTACAATCTATTATGCTTGTCAGTATCACTCTAGTATGGCAGGTTCAATAATTTTAAAAGACGATACAGCTTCAGCAGGCGCTTCTAGTGGTTTTGCAATTGCTATGGCTGTGGCACTATAATAAATATGGTAAAGGAAAAATAAAATGGCACAAAACTTTAGAAGATACACAAGCAACGCCGTTGGAACATCAGCTGCTACTTTGTTTACTGCTAATTCTTATGACACAATCGTAGGTATTTCAGTATCAAATGTAACAGGTTCAGCAATAACTGTTGATGTTTATATTAATGATGGTTCAAACGACATTTACTTGGTAAAGGGCGCTCCGATTACGGCTGGCGGTGCTTTACAAGTTGTTGACGGTGGCGCTAAATTTGTAGTAGAATCTGGCGACGCTTTAAAAGTAGTTTCAGATACGGCAAGTTCAGCAGATGTTTGGGTATCAGCTGTGGATGCAATATCAACATAGGAAAAAATAAATGGCATATATTGGTAATACACCAGCGTTACAATACATAACTCACGCTAAGCAGACTTTTACTGCTGATAGCGCTACGGTTGCGTTTACTTTATCTCAATCCGTGGCAAATGAAAATGAGTTAGAGGTATTTGTAAACAATGTTCGTCAAGAGCCTGGTTCAGGTAAGGCCTATACGGCCTCTGGAACAACTTTGACCATGACAGAGGCGCCAAATACTGGTGATAGTTTTTATTGTATCTATCAAGGTAAGGCAACTCAAACAGTTACGCCTGGTGCTAGTACAGTTACAAATGCTATGTTGTCAGGTTCAATTGCAAATGCAAAATTGGCCAATTCATCTATTACTTTGAATAGTAGTGCTGTAAGTTTAGGTGGTTCACATTCAATAGTTAACACTCCAGCTTTTTGTGCGTATCTTTCAACTGGACAATCAATATCAAATAATACTTTCGTAACTGTTGTATATAATGCAGAATTATTTGATACCAATAATGATTATGATACAAGCACAGGTATATTTACACCAACAGAAGCTGGTAAATATTTTTTCACTGTAAAAAATAGATTTGAAGTTAGTGGTGATATTTCATCTAATCAAATTAGAATTGAAAAAAATAGCGATACAAGTAGTCTTACTTTGCCAAATGTTATATATAGTAATATAAAATCAGAAAATTACGATACACATTCAGTATCAGGTATTTTAGAAGCTAATGGGTCAAGCGATACTTTTAGAGTTAGAGTGGCTCAAAATAGTGGTGGTAGTGTAAATGTAAGTGCATCTTTTGGCTCTTTTTTTTCAGGATACAAATTAATTACATAGGATAAATTATGGCAATAAGTAAAATACCAAACGCAGGAATATCAAACGCAGTTAATTTTAGGAACCTAATTATTAATGGCGATATGAGTATATCCCAAAGAGGAACCTCTTTTGCTACAATGGGTAATGGTGATACACAATATACTTTAGATAGATTTCAATGGAATGAAGAAGGTTCTTTTGGTGACGCAGAGCTTACAATAACACAAGATACAGATGTTCCTACAGGCCAAGGTTTTGCAAAATCTTTAAAAGCTGTTTGTACTACTGTTGATACAAGTATTGACTCTAATACAATTTCTTATATCACACAAAAGTTTGAAGGTCAAAATTTACAACATTTAAATAGAGGTAGGTCAACTGCTGAGAGTTTAACTTTATCATTTTGGGCAAAATCTAATTTAACAGGAACATTTACTGTTGCATTTAAAGAT